GACAGCACCGTTGGTCGGCGTGGTCTCGTTTGATCCCTCAATCGAGACGGTACTAGTGCCGAACGTCCCGTAAATATGTACCGTCTTGTCTGGGTACCCAGGGATGAATTCCCACGAGCCGGTATCACCACCAGCCAGCCCGCTCCAGGTAACGCGGGCTACTTTCTTGCGTGGGTACGTTACTGTTGCTTTTATCTCTGCCATAGATTAGCTCACTTGCTTACGGGTTACCGCGTCGGCCTTGCGGGGGTCGCCGTGTTCCGCCGACCCGGCTTTCGCTGTGTACTCATCCAGAGAGAACTTTACGGCCTTGAGTTGTTCCGGCACGATGTTCTTGAGTTCAGCCAAGAACCACCCAGGAAGCTCCTTAATCTCCTGGCCGCCCTCAGAATAGACGCGCCCGTTCTGAATGAACAGGGGCCCGCCTTCGGCAGTACGTACCCGTATGTAATGGTTCGTACCTACCAACTTAAGCTGGTCGGGCCGTCCTGGTACTGGGCGGTAGTCCTCGACCTTCGATAGAGTCAGCCCCATTTTTGTTACTCCTAATATTAGTCGTCAATAAGCACCGGCGTGGTCGCGGGGGCATTTGCCCCCGCTCCCACTACCTGTTATTAGCTAGACTTCACCATCTTCGTGAAGTTCGCCGGATTCTCCCACTGCGGCTCGATATAGAGCGTCACCTTCGCTCCGCTCACACCGGCGCTCGCGGTGGCTACGGTCACGACGACCTCTTCGCCAGGGTTTACCGTGACGTTCAGTCCGTCCTTATAGACAACGCTACCGGCAGCCTGGGACGTAGCGAGATTGATTGTAGCAACATCCCCGGTACCACGGCCCGTATCCGAAGCGAACGTTGTTCTCTTATCGAATCTCACGACGCCCGCGCCGCCAGGTGCCGCGTTCAACTCAACGGTCACGGCGCGAATCTTTACTGGTAAATATCCCGGACTCCACCGGGCCTTGTCTCCGGTAGTAGTGAAGTCCAAAACTGACGTACCGACTGTCATCGGCACAAGAATTTTGCTGTGCGGGTATGCCATATGTCTCCTTTCCCTCGTCTCCGCTCCGGGAAGCTCATTGGCTTCCCGGATTCTCGGAGGGAGGATTATCCATTAAGCAGAAGTGACGTGAACGACCTTGGCTTCACCGGCATTCCCGGTGTCCCAAATGAGCCCGAACTCGAAAATACCGTACCACGCGACGCCCTTCGAGCGCCCGTAATCCTCCGGCATCTTGGCTCGGAGTTCAGGTGTCAGGACTTCAGCCATCGCGACGGCATCCGCGCCGAACACGACGCCCTCACCAAGGACGCTGCTCGAACCGACCTTGCCGAGAGCGGTGGAGTGGTTCGTTTCGATCAGGCGGATGCCTTCGATCCGTCCCACTTCACCATTAAACTTGGCGGCAGGGTCGGTATACTTATGCCACTCCACCCAGGCCTGGTCACGCATTACGCCACGGAGGGCGAGCGTCCTAAAGATACCGATATACTCTTCCCCATTCGCAGGCGGGGCGAAGAGCGTATCGTACAGGTAGTCCCGAATCTCTTCCAGGTGGAAGACATTCAGGTTAGATGCAGCAGTCGCGCCCGGCGTACCATTCGTGGTGATGGTGGCAGCAGACGCGCTCGTGGGTACGTACTTGATCTTTGCGGACTTGAATGCGGCAGCGGCTGCTGCATCCAAGTACAGCTTGAGTTGGTTCTTCAGTGCGTTCTGGGTGGCGTTCTCGATGTCGAACTTCGAGAGGTCATCCGAGAAGCTGCTGAAAGGAACCGACCGGCCCCATTCCTTTACGGTGATGGAGGTCGTGTTAATTGTTAACTGATCCTCAGGGATGCGCTCGTTCTCGCTCAGGGCTGCGGAGGTTGGCTCCGTCAACTGCTTGATGCGAGTCAGAGTGACCGTCTCACCCATCCTCTTGCCGAATGCAGGGATCGGCTTGACGTGATCCATGAAGATGGTTTCTTGAAGCGCGGCCTCGTAGAGGCGCTCGCTCAGTGCTCGACTCTTATAAGTCCCCGTAGGGGCATCAAAGGTCCATGTGAACTGGGCCATTTACGACTCCTTATTGAGCCGCTCCTTTCAGGTGGGCCTGCCTGCGCTTAGCGATCATCTCGCTAAGGCTGCGCGGCTGAGATTGGGCTGCACGTTGTACCGGTGCGGTACTTGCGCTCCCTCCCTCAACGAACGTCCGCTTAGGTGCGGAATCTCCGCCATGGGCCTTCACAATCGAGAGGATCTCTTCTCGGACTGCTGCAGCCAGATTCTTTCTAGCTTGAGTAGCCGGAAGGTTCGCCCACTCGTTGAAGCGCTCGTTCAGGATAGCTCGCGCCAACCGGTCGTGCTTCGCGAGGTCCTCGTTCTCTCTATAGAACGCGTTCCAGAATTCGCGCTCACCCTGGTCCGCCTGATATGCAGCGACTACCTTCTTAATGATACGTTGTTCAAGTTTGGCAATGGCCTCCTTTGGGCTCTCGAACAGGAGAACGTCAAGGTTGTCGTCCTCCTTAGGAAGCTGCGGCAGTGGCGGCACTACCTGTACTGGCTGACTGGCTTGCCGCCTAAGAGCCTCAGCCTGCTCCGAGAGCTTGCGCTGGAAGTCCTTCTCGCGCTCCTCCAAAGCGGCGGCCATATCTGGATCAACGCGGTACTCGACGCCGTTGATCTTTACAGTAACGAGTTTCTCTCTTGCTTCGTCTGCACTGCCCGTCGGGGATGACGTGCCTGGTCCATCGACCGGTCCGTCGATAGGGGCATTCATCTGGTCCGTAGTAGGTTGAGACATGGTTACTCCTTGTGTGCGGCCAATCCCGCAACCACTCCGGTTGCGATACGGGTTTCTCGTTCTATGTCGCGAAGGAGGGACCGTAGGGCCGCAATACCAGCGATCCCTTCGCGCATAGTATTCTCGCTTAACGAACCACCTAGGAGGTTCGATACGAGACTTGTGAGGATACTTTCCTCACGCTTCTTGACGTAAGTACCCAGGGTAGCCAGGAGGGCTTCGCCCCGGGCCTTCGTTGCTGCACTATCAAAAACCCTGTCCGGATTCATAGACGTACTCGTCCAGTAGGTACATACAGGAGCGGACGATCCTCACGGCGTCCCTTGAGTGCCTCTATTTCCTGAGCGGCTGTCGCAATCAAGTCGAATAACCCATCAATGACGCGCTTCTGGAATGCGACCTCCTGCTCAATAGAGCGCCCGTCATCACGGTGCTCCCTGTACCATAGGTACCAGTCACGGAGCCCGTCCTTAACGGTCGTGTACGGGACTGTCTGCCTCATCCTTCACCCCCAGCGATGCCAGTCAGTGGGTTACTCGTTTGATTGATCTCACTCTCCAGGCCACCACCAGCCTCAGCGCGCCCGGCTGATCCGGACCCCGTGACTTGGGCAAAGAGCGGCAATTGCGCCATTCGTTGATTGAGTTGCGCCATCTCCTCGTTGTCCATCTTTAGGGTCTCGGGGTTTAGGTTGATCCACTTAAAGAGCATCCGCAGGGCCTTATCCGGGCTGTACTTCGTAAAGAAGGTTTGCAGAAGCATGGGTGAACCGCTGACGGCAGTCAGTAGTGCCATGAACTTCTGAAAGTCCTTAGCACGTTGGAGAGTACCGGAGAGGCCCCGAACAGCGAACGAAACACTATTTGCTAGGACGACGTACCGCTCCTCTGGGCGAAGGAACGCGAGCTCCTCCAGGGCCCGGCGCGTGCTCTCATTCTTGATGTACTTCCCGGGGAGGTCGTCCATTTCCTGGACTATGACCATCCAGACCTTCCACAGGAGGGGAGTAATAAGACCATCCTCAACATCACGGATCATCCCATCAAAGAAGGACGTGAGGTTCTGTTCTGCCTGAATAACCTCAGTCGCTCTGACTTGTTTAATAGGGAGATTCCCCATCCTGATGTCGTTCGTTTGCATCGAGGCCTGAAATTGTCTCTCTAGAATACCGAACATGTTTATAGCGTCAGCCGGAACTTCACCCTCATCGACGCGCTCTAGGACCTTCCCGCCGAACGGTAACTCCTGCTTGACGGGAATCGTCGTGCCAGGAGGAATGCCTCCCGACAGGTCCTCTGGGTGTTCAACGTAATCAGTCCTGAGTTGCTTAATCCCATGAACGGACTCGAAGGCCCCATCCAACATGAGGCTGAATAGCTCGTTGGCGGCAATGTTCAGAGGGGCTGCAAGGTCCACGAGTGCCTTATGCCAGACACTGAAGGGGACTCGCACAAGGGGAGCCGCCACGAACGGGGACTGACCGTGCCACCAGGGATTATCTTCGGGCTTCCTGATTAGGTACTTCTCATTAGCTATAGCCCAGACGGCGTTCTTCTTTAGGACGTGCCCGTCCTCGTCAAGGATGGTCCCCCAGACCTCGTCGATGACGACCTCTTTACGGAAAGTAGGCGGTGTCGTGACTTCTTGGTTCATCTGTTCGGCTTCGCGGATCAGGCGGTCTGTCTCAGCAAAGTCGCTCTTTATTTTGGAGACCACGTCCTTGTCGTAGATCGGATTGTCGCCCTCCGCAAGGGCCTCGACTTCGTGGAGGTCCCGCCGAACGCGATGAATCTCGAAGAGCCCACGACCAGTGGGGTCTGGATAGTAATCGTCCGGTCGAATAAGGTCTATCGCAAGGTGCCACTCGGTCTTTTCTTTCTGCGATACGGTGTACCTAGGGACAGATATTGGGCCGGAC